TGAAGCTGAATTAAAAACAAGTACTAGTCAAGAAGACAAGATAGCTGAACTATTTGATATTGTGGATGGTGAAATTAATGAATCTAAATAAATTATATACACCAAAACAGATTGAAATATTAAAACGAACTAATACTAGTGATTTTTTTATATTAGGGCTTCACGGAGCGAAAAGAACGGGTAAGACAGTAATCAATAATGATATATTTTTACGAGAATTAAGGCGCGTTAGAAAGATAGCTGATAGCTTAAAAATTAAAGAACCTATGTATATTTTGGCTGGGGTGTCGAGTAAAACTATTCAAAATAACGTATTACAAGAACTTTATAACAGATATGAATTAGAAATAAAGTTTGATAAACATAATTCATTTACTTTGTTTGGTGTAAAGGTTGTACAGGCTTTTACAGGGACTATTGCTGGGCTTGGTGGTATTCGTGGTATGACAGCCTTTGGAGCGTACATTAATGAGGCTTCATTGGCAAATGAAACGGTATTTAAAGAGATTATCTCACGTTGTTCAGGTGATGGAGCAAGGATAGTATTTGATACCAACCCCGATAATCCAGAACATTGGTTAAAAAAAGATTATATTGACAGTAAAAGCGAAAATATTATATCGGTACATTTTAGACTAGATGATAATACTTTTCTATCCGAACGATACATCAGAAATATCAAAGAATCAACCCCTTCTGGTATGTTTTATGATAGAGATATAGAAGGTCTTTGGGTAACTGGTGAAGGTGTCGTATATAGTGATTTTGATGGAAATAAACATTTTATAAACGATGTATCGGAAATAGATTTTGAAACATATATTGCTGGAGTTGACTGGGGTTATAGCCACTATGGATCAATAGTAGTTTTCGGTATTGATAAAGATAACAAATGGTATTTGATTGAAGAGCATGCAACGCAGTTTAAAGAGATTGATTATTGGGTTACAATTGCACTTGGTGTAAAAGAACGTTATGGAAATATTAATTTTTATTGTGATAGTGCAAGGCCTGAACACGTAGAACGTTTTAGACGTGAAAGGATAAGAGCAATAAATGCTGATAAAAGCATATTAAGTGGAATCGAAGAAGTGGCGCGACTAATTAAGTTGAACCGCTTTTTTGTTTTGTCTCCAAAAGTAAAACAGTTTAAAAAAGAAATATACAATTATATCTGGGACGAAAAAACAGGTAATCCTGTGAAAGAAAATGATGATGTTATGGATGCTATGAGATACGCTGTTTACTTTAAAAGGAAGAAGAAAGGGGGCTGATAGATAATGAATACTGAATTTATAGATAAAATAAAAATAAATGGAATTACAACAGATATTATCAACAAAGTAATTGAACGTAATTTGACTAGAATAAAAGATAGCAAAACTAAATATAATCGCTATAAAGGTGTTGACGTACCTATATTCAATCAAAAAGCAGTAAAACTGGGTGATTTTGAAACTGGCGGTGGTGTATATCGTATAGATGATAAAATTCATAATTCAATAGCTAACAGTTACGACAGTGATATTGTTGATACTAAAGTAGGATATATGTATGGTGTACCTATTGTATATGATTATGATCAAGATGATGAAAAACTAATGGAGCACATAAAGAATTTCAACTTAAGAAATATGAGTGAAGATTTAGATTCAGAATTAGGAAAGTTAACTACTATTTGTGGGTATGCAGCTAGATTATGTTATATAGATTTAGAAGGTAATGAAAGAATTAAGAATGTGAAACCTTGGGAAGTGATATTCTTTGGTGACAACATTTCAGAACCTGTTTACGCTATGCGATATGTTACTGATAAAGACAATAATGTAAAGTGTGAATTTTATGATAATCAAAATATATATTACTTTGAAGGCCAAAATAATAGCGTAAAATTTGTTGAACAACAACCGCATATGTTCACATATGTACCACTGTTCGGAGTTAAGAATAATGATGAATTAATGGGTGATAGTGAGAAAGTTTATACTTTAATTGACGCTTATGACAAAATAGTATCTGGTGCGGTCAGTGAAATCGAGGCTGGTCGATTAGCTTATCTAGTATTAAAAGGTATGGGTGCTGACCAGGAAACTTTAGAACAACTAAATAAAACAGGGGTATTTGAATTAATTGACGAAAGAATGGATATTAAATACCTTACAAAAGATGTTAACGATAGTATTATCATGAATGTATTAGCCATTTTAGATGCTAATATAGCTAAGTTTGCTAAAACAGTAAACTTTAACGATGAAGCCTTTGGGGGGAACTCTTCTGGGGTTGCTATTAGATATAAATTAATGGCGTTAGAAAATAAATCTATTGTAGCCGAACGAAAATTTAAAACAGCCTTGATGTATCAATTCAAAGTACTATTTTCAGCATGGCAATTTAGAGGCTTTAACCTAAATGATGAATCTTATCTGGATATGTATTTTACATTTACTAGAAATATTCCAGTTAACAGACTAGAAGAAGCTCAAATACTTACAACTCTTCAAGGTGTTGTGTCAGAAGATACAAGATTAAGTCAATCAGCTTTAGTCGATGATGTTGATTTTGAAAAAGAAAAACTAGCTGAAGAAACTTTACAATATTCAAATACACCCCTGGAGGTAGAAGAACATGATAACAGAACTGGAAGAGAAAATAGCAACGTACAGTAAAAACGCAACTGAAACTATTGATCAAGTATTTTTAAATTTAACACAAGAGTATTTAGGACTGCTAGGTCAAATGTATGGAACGTTAAGCAATGGTGAACAATTAACCTGGGCGCAGTTGTCAAAATATGGACGACTTAAAAAGTTTATGAAATTATTTGAAAATAAAACAACAACAGCGTATAAAGCAATTTTAAAAGAAATTAGAAAATCTAATAGAAATGTATTTTTAGAACAAAGAATATACGACGTTTACGATAATAAAATACAAAGTGCGATTGAGATGGGGTTTACAATTCCATCTCATTCTACTTTAAATAAGCTTTTAGAAAACCCTATAGACAAAATGAAATTACCTAAGGTATTAGGTCAACATAGAAGTGAGATAGTAAGAGAGATACAAAAAACTATTACTCAAGGAGCTGTTAAGGGTGAACCTTATGAAAAAACAGCACAAGAGATAAGTAAGAAAGTTGGAATTAGTGCTAACAAAGCTAGAAAAGTAGTACGTACTGAAAATGGTCGTGCTAGAAGTATAGCAAGTTTAGAAACTGACAAACAACTAAATAAAATGGGTGTTAAGTTTGATAAATACTGGTTAGCAACACTAGACACAAGAACGAGGGTATCTCACGCAGCTCTTGACGGACGAAAAGCTGATGAACATGGGTATTTCCATTCTAGAGGACATAAAGCTAAAGGCCCCCGCTTATTTGGTGTTGCTAGTGAAGATATAAATTGTCGTTGTACTGTTATTAGATCATTACCTAAGTTTAGGGTAGCTAGAAACTATGAAGATAAGAATTATCAAAAAAAACTTAAAACAAGAGTAGAAGAACTTAAGAAAAAAGAAAATTTAACTCAAAATGAAGCTGAAAAACGAGCTAAAAAAGAAGTGGTAGCACCTAATAAAAAGGTTGATTTTGTACCTTACAATGAATGGCGCGATACTTTTTTAAAGAAAAATAAAGAGCTATATAACGAAAACATAGAAAAATAAAACAAAAAAACCGTCCTGGACATGACGTTAAACTGTCTAATTTTTATTAAAGAACATTAAGGCTCGAACTTAATGGTCGGGAGGTAATCAATGGACTTACAAGAAGTCAAAACTTATTTAGAAACTAATTCACAAGATGGAGCTGTTATTGAGTATTTAAATGAACTGAAAAAGCCAACGGCCGAAGCTATCAACGTTTATTTAGATAGTCAAGAAGGAGCTAAATTATTACAACCGCGTTTAGACAGTTACTTTTCAAAAGGTTTACAAACTTGGAAAGATAATAATTTAAACAAACTAATTGATGAAGAAGTTGCTAAAAGAAATCCTGGAGAAACTCCAGAACAAAAAGAAATAAGAGAACTTAAAGCACAAATTGAAAATGATAGAAATGAAAGGGAAAAAGAAAAACTAACTAATATAGCCATGAAAAAAGCTAATGACTTAGGTTTACCTTTAAATCTTGTAAATCATTTTATAGGAGATGATGAAAATACAACAATCTCTAATCTAGAAGATTTTAACAAGTTGTATCAAGAATCTATACAAACTCAAGTA